GTTACGAGCGTATCGCCAAAGACCTAAGCGGGCGACCGGAGGAGGAGGTGCTCACCCGTGCGTACGGGATTCCGACTAAGTCGATGAGCACGAAGTTCCCCAACTTCAGCCGGGAGCTTAATGTGGTAAAGCACGAGTCCATCGACCTGAAGGGAAAAACCCACTTTATGGTGTTGGACCCCGCAGGACGGAAGAACTGGTTTATGTGCTGGATAGCCGTAGACCCGTCAGGAACGTGGTTTGTCTATCGGGAATGGCCGGATGTGAACGTCGGGGAGTGGGCTAAGTGGCACGGCGGGAAGTGGATTGGCGGAGAAGGAGCCAAGGGACTAGGCTTTGGCATCCGGGACTATGTTGACCTAATTGGTCAGATTGAGGCCGAGCACGGGGTGACGGTGACGGATAGGCTCATCGATCCTCGGCTAGGTGCGGCGAAGTACCAGACCTCCCACGGGGCGTCGTCGATTATTGAGGACCTGTCGGACGCCGGCCTGACGTTCAACCCCGCCCCAGGTCTGGACATCGAGGACGGGTTGCAGGCTTTGCAGAGCAAGATGAGCTACAACCGGAAGCAGCCGGTGGATAGCTTGAACAGACCCCACTTCTACATCTCGGATAGGTGTGAGAATCTTATTCAGGCTCTTCAGGAATACACGGGAGATGGAGGACTGGAGGAGGCCTGGAAGGACCCCATCGACGTTCTGCGCTATGCCGCGATTGACGGCATCTCCTATCTAGACCCCAAGGCTCTACGAATTACCAAACCCAAAACGTATTACTAATGATACCTTTCATCGAACTCGCCAAGGAACTCAAGATTAGCAACTTCCAGTTGGCTAAGATTAGGGATGAGCGTCTATCGCCCGAGGACTACCTGACGGTGAAGAACCAACGCTATTTCACCGAGGAGGGTGCGGCGAAGGTGAGGTTGGCGGTACAGGTTCCCTTGGCTGTGCCTAAGCGTCTACAGGTGAAGGTGGTGGGCCGCGCTCCCAATCCCCGCTATGTCTACTGCGTGGAACACGGCAAGGACGGTAGGTTCTTGGCTGTCGTTAAACCCTCGACCTGTGATAGGCTTGTGGGCAAGCACATCTATGTTGACCTAATTGAAGACGCCAACGGGGGAATCACCTATCGGCACGATGCACTCGCCAAATGACCAGTCTTTGGACCCGGAGTGGCAAGCCGAGCAAACTGATCGCCTCCTTGGCTTTGAAATCCTCACCCGAACCCTCCAAGCCCGCTATCAGCCCGTAAGTCCCCAAGACCTGTCCGAGAAAATCGCGGCCAACAAAAACTACTCTTACTCCGTACTCCAGTCGATCAGGCGCAAACTCAATGAACACCGATAGAATGGAAGCCCTCACCTTCGTCCAGAAGGAGCCCGATGTCCTGACGCTGAAGAACGCCTATGATCGGACGGTAAACGATCTGAGCTGGTATCTTGAGTCCACCCGTGACTCCTTCGACTACAGGCGGTGCATCTGGCCCGGAAAAAGCAAGGACCTCCGAAAGCACGGAGCGGACGCTTTCCCTTTTGAGGGTGCGTCGGATACGGAAGTCCCCCTCATCAACGAGCGCATCAATACTTACGTTGCGCTCTGTATCTCGGCCCTCTCGCGGGCGAACATCCGGGCCTACCCCGTAGAGATTGGGGATTTGCAGCGTTCGCGGGTTACCTCCGCGTTCCTCAAGTGGATGGTTAGCTCCTACATCAAGGACTTCCGGCGTCAAATGGAGCTGGGGGCCAACTATCTCTTTGAGCGGGGGATGATGGTGAGCTATGTCGGCTGGCAGAAGGAGGACCGGACGTTCCTTCAGCAGCTTGACCTCAACCAAATCGCCCAACTGAGCCCCGATTTGGCCCGAATGATCGTTGAGGGGAACGACGACAAGGCCATCGCCGCCCTTCTCCAGCAGCAATTCAAGGGAGTCAACCAGAGTCGGGCTACGAAAGCCCTAAAACAGCTCCGTAAGGACGGGAAAGCCGAGCTTCCCATCGTCCGGCAGACGGTGAACGCGCCTAAAGTGTGCGCGTTAGCCCCCGATGGGGATGTTTTCTTCCCGTCCTACACCACCGACCCCCAGAAGGCCCCCTATTGCTTCTGGCGGGTGCTGATGACGGCCCAGGAACTGAAGAACAAGGCCGCGACTGAGGGCTGGGACAAGGACTGGGTGGATTTTGTGGTGGAGCACTACGCCACGTCGGTGGATCTGACCGACCCCCGCACCAATACGTCCTCCAATCGGTCGGCCCAAGAGCAGACTAACGAACTCTACGAGATTATTTACTGCTATCAGAGGCTCGTTTCCGAGGAGGACAACTCCGAGGGCATCTACTGCACGGTTTTCCACCCCCAGTTTATGGGCCGGTCGGAGGAGCCTAAGTTTGCCAAGTTTGAGCTGCTCAATGGCTATGACGACTACCCCTTTGTCGTCACCCGTCTGAGCGAGGACAACAAGCGCCTGTACGAGCTGGCGACGATTCCTGAGCAGCTCATCGGCCTGCAATGGCAGATTAAGGGCGAGCGGGACTCCCGTATGGATCGGAACAGTATGGCGACGATTCCGCCGCTTCTGTACCCCGCCAACGGTCAACCCCCGATGGATTACGGTCCGGCGGCCCGTATCCCCTATCGCCGGATGGGGGAGATTCAGTTTGGGCCGGTGCCTCCGTTTAACCCCGGGTCTGTCGAAATTGAGCAGACGCTCACCCAGGAGGCCAACCGGATTATGGGGCTCGACCACGAAAACCCGATGAGCCGGATTCGCCAGCAGTACTACGTGGACAAGTTCCTGAGCCACGTTCGGGACGTTCTGCGGATGGCGTTCAAGTGCTACCAGCGGTTTGGCCCGGAACAGGTGTTCTTCCGTGTCACAGGTGTCACCGATCCCGTCCGCTTCTCGCGGGGTGATCCGAATGAGGACTTCGACATCGTCATCAACTTCGATGTCCTGAACACCGATCCCGAGGCTCTGGAGGCTCAGCTCAACCAGTTCGTCAGTCTGGTCCAGTTCGACCGCAATGGTCGCATCAATATGGATCGGATGCTGGAGGTGTTGGCTGGTGCGGTGAACCCCGCCCTGGCTGATGCAGTTCTCCAGCCGGCAGAGGAAGCCCAGCAGCAAATCGTGAAACAGGTGACCGATGACCTGTCCAAGATTTACGCGGGCATCGAGGTGGGCGCCCGCCCGAATGGGGCTCAGGTGGCGATGCAGGTCATCCAGCAGTACACCCAGCAGCCCGATGTCAGCCAGCGTCTACAGCAGGACGAGGCGTTCCAAACCCGCCTCCAGAAATACGTCCAGCAATACCAGTTCCAAATGCAGCAGATGCAGAACGCCCAGATTGGGCGGATTGGTACTGCCCCGGCCCAGATGGGACAGGTTCAGACGCAGGGTCTTACTGCCTGAGCGAGGCCCACTTAGCCCTCAACGCCTTGTATTGGGCGGCGTTAAGCACGTCGTCCAATGCACAGATGCGCCCGCTAATCTGCTGGATGGCGTCCATATTGCGGTCGTGGAGGTTGCTAATCCACCCTTCCCGTTGACTCATAACCTCTTCCAAGAAGGCCAGGAAATCTTCGCTGTTATGGAGTCTCTCTAAAGCTTTTGGGTCCATACCCAAGAAATGGCCGTAAGTCCTTCACGGGCAAGGACGAAAACGGTCTGTTAGGATTCGCCCGTCGCATCGCCTGCGTTATGGGCGGAAACAACAATGCCAGAAGTCACATCGTCCAACTCGGCAGACGCTAAACCCGCCGTGGAAAACAAGCCAATGACGGATAAGGACTTCCTGTCCGCCCGCATTGCCAGCCGCCAGAAGGCCCCGCCTTCAACGACTGAATCGGCTCCCGAGCCAGAGGAGAAGAAGGAGGCCACCTCACAGGAGGGCGAGCCAACTGAAGCTCCGAAAGCCAAGGAGGTTCTTTCCAAGGATATTGACGAGCTTACGGATGAGGAGATTGCCGAGCTTGCCCAGAAGGGTAAGAGCGGACTGCTCAAACGCATTGCTGAACTCACGGCCAAGCGAAAGCTGGCCGAGGAGAAAGCCGCCGCCCTTGAGGCTGCGGTGCAGCAGGCTAAACAGCAACTCCCAGAGCCGAAGGTGGAGAACAACCCCTACGCCAACGTCACTTCTGTTGACGACCTTCAGGGAAAGCTGAAGGAAGTGAACGAGGTGGTGGAGTGGGCGGAGGACATTCTCTTCCGTTCCGAAGATATGGCCGCCTCAGACATTGTGGCGACTGTTGACGGGAAGGAATACACCAAGGCCGACATCCGCGAGTCGCTCCGCAAGGCCCGCCGTGCCAAGGATCGCTTCATCCCCGCCCAGTTCCAGGAACTGCAAGCGCGGAATGAGCGTTCCAACCTTGAGACGGCATTCAAGCAGCAGGCTCGTAAAGAGCTGGGCTGGTTGGAGGGCGAGGACAACGACGTTCGGAAGCGTTATGAGGCGATGGTCGCTGACCCCCGTCTCAAGAAGCTGAAGGACTCGGTGCCCGAAATTGCGCCGCAGATTGAGTACCTCATCGCCCACGCCGCCAACTCTATGTATGGCCGCCGGGAAATCCCGATGGAGAAATCCAAGGGTCCGACGCTCAATCCTCCGTCAAGCCCCTCCACCACGGCGGCAGCCCCTGAGAAGGCTGAGGCCCGGATGGAGAAGTCCCTCAAGGACGTGGAAAGCCGGTTTCGCCAAACAGGTAAAGCCAGTGACTTCATTGCCCTCCGCGCAGCTAAAATCTCCCAACGCAAATAACCCAAGCCTACAATGGCCTTCTCCAATACGTTCGATACGACCTCCCCGGGTTCCGCGGCGCTTAACCGCGAGGACCTTCACGACGCCATCACGCAGCTCGCTCCCAGCGAGACGCCCGTCCTCAGCTCGGCTGAGAAGTTCAAGTGCAACGCCACCTACGTTGAGTGGGGCGTGGACAAGCTGTCCGCTCCCACCACCACCGCTGTCGCGGAAGGTGCGGATGTCTCGAACTTCGATGACAAGTTTGAGAACGTGGCCCGTCTGGGCAACTACGTCCACAAGCTCCGTCGGTCCTACCGCGTGAGCGACCTCCAGCAGGCCGTCTCCTCGGTTGGCCCGCAGGACATCGCCCGTGCGGAGCTGAAGGCCGTGAAGGAGCTGAAGCGTGATGCTGAGGCTGCCCTCATCGGCACCCAGGACCGCGCTGCGGAGAACGGGGCTGGCACCGCCTACACGATGCGTGGCCTCGGTGACTGGCTGGATTCGTCCGGCCCGTCGGATGTCCCGGCGGCCTACCGCACCCCGGCTGACTCCATCCACAGCTCCGGTACGTTCACGGAAACCATCCTCAACCGGATGGTGACCTCGATCTACCGGGTGTCGGGTGTGACCAACAGCCTCACCCTCGTTGCTGACACGGCCCTGCGTCGTGCCATCACCGACTTCGCCCGCGCCGACACGATCACGGGTGCTGTCCGTCAGAACGACAACAGCTACCTGAACAATATGATTAAGCTCGCCGTCGGTGTTTACCAGTCCGACCACGGTCTGGTGACCATCGTCGATATGAACCCCGACTGCTCGCCCGACACCACCAACAAGGATGTCGGCTACCTCGTCAACCCGGAGTACTACGCGGTTGGTGAGCTGATCAGTCTCGGTTCGACCCGCCTCCCGAATCTGGGTGGTGGCGAGCGCGGCTACGTTGACTGGACGGGCACCCTCAAGGTGAGCCATCCGGGCGCGCACGGCGTCAT